GGTTTGACTCCGGACACCATTTGGTGCGTAGTTACCATGGAAAATGACCATGTGGAGGTACACCGGACACCAGAAACGCTACGAGAGGCTCTCAGAAGCTCTGTGAGCGTAGTTGGACACAACCTAATAGGGTACGATATGCCAGTCCTAGAACGTCTCTGGGGCGTCTCAGTGGCGTCTGAGAGGATCATAGATACTCTGGTGTTGTCACGTTTGTGTGACCCAAGTAAGTCAGGTGGGCACTCATTGAGGAACTGGGGTAACGAGTTGGGCTTCCCAAAGGGGGACCATGACGACTGGTCACAACTCAGTCAAGAGATGATTGACTACTGCATACAGGACGTGAAAGTCACAGCAGCAGTCCATCAGAAACTGAAGCAGGAGATGAAGGACTTCTCCGCTGAGTCCATCAAGCTGGAACACAAGGTCCAGTGTATCGTGCAGCAGCAGGAACGCAATGGGTGGGTGTTGGATCAACAATTGGCACACGAGCTATGTGCTACATTCAAGGAGAGGATGAATGAAATCGAAGAGGAGTTACAGGAGAAATTTCCGCCGATTGTCCATGAGAGGTGGTCTGAGAAGACTGGCAAACGCCTTAAGGACAGGGTTGAAGTTTTCAATGTCGGGTCTAGACAGCAGATTGCGAAGAGGTTATCTGGGCTTGGTGTGGTCTTTGCGAAGACTACGGAGAAGGGCAATCCTATCGTAGACGAAGCTGTCCTAGACACCATCGACTTGCCAGAGGCTAGAGTCATTAGTGAGTACTTGATGCTACAGAAGAGATACGCACAGGTCCACTCATGGCTAGACCATGTACAGGACGACGGTAGAGTCCACGGTCGCGTCATCAGCAACGGTGCAGTCACCGGACGTATGACACACCAGTCACCCAATATGGCACAAGTCCCAGCAAGCCACAGTCCATACGGACACGAGTGTCGCTCATGCTGGACTGTACCTCAAGGTAAGAAGCTGGTGGGGTTTGACGCTAGTGGACTTGAGTTGCGGATGCTGGCTCACTACATGAATGACAAGGAGTTTACAAATGTCCTCCTCACTGAAGACATACACACAAGAAACCAGATGGCTGCTGGACTTGAAACTAGACCTCAAGCAAAAACTTTCATCTATGCTTTCCTTTACGGAGCAGGAGAAGCTAAAATTGGAAGTATCGTCGGAGGAAGCGCATCTGATGGCGCAAAGCTTAAGCAGAGATTTCTACGAAATACACCTGCTCTTGAAAGTCTACGAGAACGAGTTAGCAGAGCTGCTGGGAGAGGCTATCTTACAGGACTTGACGGAAGGAGGCTTCACGTCAGATCCGAACATGCTGCACTGAACACGTTGTTGCAAGCAGCTGGTGCTATCGTGATGAAGAAGGCACTGGTGATCCTTGATGACTACGCTAAGCAGTGGAAGATTGACTACAAGTTCATAGGGAACATACATGACGAAGTTCAGGCAGAGGTTGCAGAGGAACAGGCTGAGAAGTATGGGTGGCTCGCAGTTGAGTGTCTCAAGGCGGCGGGTTTGGAATTTGACCTCAGATGTCCACTTGACGGAGAGTACAAAGTCGGAACAACATGGGCGGAGACTCACTAATGATAGAACAACAAGACTTATTTGAAGTAAAGCGCTGTTCACACTGTGGTGAGACTAAGGCGCTAAGCGAGTTCGATAAGAACCACGGGCAGAAAGGCGGATTTGACCATCGCTGCAAACCGTGTAAGAAGAAGGCCGACGCCGTAAACTGTCTAAGAAGAAACACGTTTAGGATGTGGGTTAACGGTAAGTACGTACCTAAGTCCCATCCATTGCACAAACCCGGACGATACAAGACGTTTGAAGACGCTGCGTTTAGCAGTCTGGCTAAGTATGAACTGAGTGTGGAAGGACAAGTGTACATCATTACTAATCCAAACTTTGAAGGATGGGTTAAAGTCGGGATGGCTATTGATTCAGAGGACCGTTTGAATGGCTACCAGACTTCCTCCCCATTCAGGGACTACCATTTGCACAGCTTCTGGGACGTAAGTAACCGAAGAAGTGCAGAAGCAGCAGCACACACTGAACTAGAGAAGACCTACGAGCGCAGAGGTGAGTGGTTCAAGTGCACACCAGAGCAGGCAACGGAAGTTGTCTCCAACATAACGGAAGAGTACAAATGAAGAACGTGTACAACTTAGTGGACGACATCTACAGAGTAGTGTCAACCAAAGAGGTAGAAGAAGGAGTGGACATTGACGCTGCTATAGAACAGTTTGGCGAAAACGTCAAAGACCTGATGCGTCAGGAGTTCGGTCAGCAGAAGAAGCGGGACAACAGGACACTACGTATGTCCAACATTGGGCGCGAAGATCGTTACCTGTGGAACGTGTGTAACGGTGTTGAAGCCAGTGAAGAGATACAGGGTCACACTTACGTGAAGTTCCTCTATGGGCATCTCATTGAAGAACTCCTGCTCTTCCTAACTCGTGCAGCTGGACACGAGGTAACTGGTGAGCAGAAGCAGTGTGACGTTGAGGGCATCAAGGGACACATGGACTGCATCATTGACGGTGTTGTGACTGACGTTAAGTCAGTGTCTTCCTATGGCTTCAAGAAGTTCAAGGACAGCACCTTGGCTTATGATGATCCGTTTGGATACATAGCACAGATCAAAGGGTACGCACATGCAGAAGGTGCAACCAAGTTTGGCTGGCTCGCTATGGATAAGCAGAACGGCCACTTGACGTACCTCATGTATGACTCAGAGGACGAGTTTGCACCTGTGTACGAGAAGGTGTCCTATGACATCGAAGAGCGTATCCAGTATGTCAAGGAGATGGTACAACAGGAGGAGCCACCGGAGGTCTGCTACGAAGCTGTCCCAGACGGTAAGAGCGGTAACATGAAGCTGGCAGTCGGATGCTCCTATTGCCAATACAAGAAGCAGTGCTGGCCCGATGTTAGAGGCTTTGCTTATTCCACAGGTCCACGTTATTTAGTAGAGGTAGTAAATGAGCCGAAGGTTCCAGAAATTGAGCTTCCGTAGTAAGTTTGAAAAGGATGTGTCACAGCATCTCCATGGCTTCTTGTATGAGCCGTTTACAGTACCTTACACAATCCATAGGAACTACAAACCGGACTTCGTACATGAAGCTACAGGGACGCTGGTGGAGTGCAAAGGGTTTTTCAGGGACGGAGACACTAAGAAGTACAAGAGTGTCAGGGACAGTCTACCTGAGAACCAGAGGCTAGTGTTCGTCCTGATGCACCCCAACAAGAAGATTAGGAAAGGAGCTACCATGACGATGGCACAATGGTGTGACAAAGAAGAAATTATGTGGTATACTATAGATACACTTCAGGAGTTAATTAGCGATGTCTCTAACAATGGATGAAATCAAGGAAAGAATACTGCGTGTCTATGACCCAGACGACTTGTTAGAGGCACTAGAGATATCAGCAGACGAGCTTATGGACCGTTTTGAAGACAAACTGATTAATCGTTTGGACAGGTTTGAAGAGGAACTGGTGGATGAAGAGGAGGACGAAGATGAGTATTGACAATGCTGGAGAAGACGAGTGGACTCAGATGAAGAAGGACATCAAGGAGCTAGGCGTTGTCAATGCTGTAGCAAAAGAAGTACTAACTGACCCAGTAGAGCGACCAGAGCATTACAACAAGGGCGGCATCGAAGCCATCGACGGTATCAAAGCCTCCATGTCCGACACAGAGTTCAGAGGGTATCTCAAGGGAAACGCAGTGAAGTATCTTTGGCGCTACAACTACAAGAACAAACCCGTAGAGGATCTCAGGAAGTGTCGCTGGTACGTAGACAGGTTGATACAGGAGCTAATCTAATGAAAGTAATTGAAGGACACTTCGGAGACAAGGATGAGAAACTACCAGTATCAACGGTATTTGGGGCTATTTCTTCAGTGGAGGATCTAGACAGCTATGAGGACGCCTTCTGTATAGTCAAGTCAGACGACTACGTTGTCATCTCTACGAACCTCAACACACACCAGCTGTACTTCCTGCTGGACCAAATTAAACTATCGCTAATTACACGAGGAGACTACGAAATCTAATGGACGCATATCAACAGTACATACACAAGTCACGCTACGCAAGATACTTACCAGAGGAGCAGCGCAGGGAGACATGGCTAGAGACAGTCAACCGCTACCTTGACTTCTGGGTGCAGAAGGAGAAGATCACACGTAAGGAAGCTACAGGACTCTACGACGACATCTACAAGCTGGACGTAATGCCCAGCATGAGAGCCTTGATGACAGCTGGTGAGGCTCTGGACAGGGACAATGTAGCTGGCTTCAACTGCTCCTACTTACCCATTGACCACCC